TTGGCGATTCTGCGCGGTTTATTGAGTGTAACGCTCTTACCTTTGTAAGTTGCCATTAAGATTTCCTTTTCTTGGCTGCGTTTATATTATCAACCATGTTCGGGTAAGGTCTACCAGCTTTTTTAGCTGCTGCCTTGGCTTTTGTCTTTTGCTTCGACGTTAATGCCTTCGGCTTCCCAACATCCTTTGGTCGTTTCTTGTCCCAAACTGGTTTAGGTTTTTTTGCTGCCACGTTTCTTGTCCTTTTTGGTTTTGGCTTTTGTATACCCAGAAGCGTAAATAGCGCGAGCTTGAGCTTCTGCATCAGACTTATTTTTGTAGACTTTGCCACTTTTACCCCACTGATATCCGCCCGAAACTTTACGAACGGGCATAGTTAATAGCCTTCGACCTTTGGACCACCAGCACCAAGTATTTCGTCCATCACATTCTGAATGTCGCCAGCTCCGAGCTTGATGACTTTAACTTTCATCTCACCTTCTTCCGGCATCATCTCTTCCATCATTTCATGCTCTGGACCTTCTTCTTCCTCGTAGCCTTCATCTTCTTCCATACCTTCTGGGGCTACCATCTCTTGGTGACAGAGCAACATAAAGTTGACAACTTGCTCATCGGTCAGATCAAGACCTTCTGAGTCAGCTGGAAACCCCATCTGCATCTCGAACATCTCTCTTTGCTCTTCAATATTCGCTACATTGACTTCAGCCATTTTGCTCTCCTGATTATCTTCTCTGGTTATAACGATCCATTGCTGAACCGCCTTTAGGGGCTGACATAATATTAAATGCCTCTTCAAAAAGCATTTGCATGCCTTCTTGTGGGATGTTGCCCATTTTCATTTGATTAATAACTTCTTCAACAGGCAACCCAGCACTGTCTGCCATGTATTGAATAACAGTCTCACCAGATGGCAACCTCATTAGGTTCTCATATGTGTAAGGGTTGATTCCACCCATTTCACTTTCTCTTACGACTGAACCCGGATCGATTGCTCTCATTTCATTTGATCTTACGACTGAAGGCATATCAATTGTTTTCATTTCATTTGATCTTACAACTGACCCCGGATCAATCACTCGCATACCACTCGTACCTCGCTCTTGATTTCTGACAACTGACCCCGGATCAAGTCCCTGTAGTGCTCCGTAACTCATTTTTCCCGGCATTTCCCGTTCTCCTTTTCTTTGTCAGCCTTGCTGACGGTTCATTTGTTCCGGTTGTGCCGGAGGATTAGGTGAAGCAACACGTCTCATGTCTCTCATGTTACTCGTGAAACTATCTAAGGCTCCCATGTTCGGCCTCATATTTCTTTTGAGTTCCATCACTTTATTGATCAGGTACTCTTGCATACTGTTTGACGAGGTCGGATCAAAACCGGCAGCTTGTTGTGGTCCTTGTGGTTGCATTCCTGCCGGAGCACCAGCTTGTTGTTGCCGACCGCTAAATGCTTCGGGGTTAACAGGTGGCAAACCTTGTTGCTGGTTAAATCTTTGTGCGAGTTCATCTATCACCGCCACGTTGAGCCTCCATTTGCATTTTCATAATGTTCTTTTCACGCTCAATTTGAAGCTCTGCCTGTAACTTGGCGATCTTCGCTTCGAGGTCCGCTTGTGTCTTCGCCTTCTGAATCTCAATATCTTGCTGTGCTTTTGCCTTATCTATCTGAATATCAGACTGTGCTCGAGCTTGATCAGATTGAATCTGTGCTTGGGTGCGAGCCTGAAGTGCTTGAGCCTCGAGCTGCGCCAATTGTTGTGCGTATTGAAGCTCGGTTCCCTGACCCTGTTGTTGTCCGGCTTGCATGAGTGATTGAATCTGTTGCATCTGCGGAGCTTGCTGAACAACTTGAGCTGCTCGTTGACTAATAATGTTATCGAGCTGCGGATTGATGTCCTCGAACTCAAATTTCTTATCACCCAAATCTGGAAGAGTTGGCAACGGAACTCCGATGCTTGCTTCCATTCTGGTTCGATAAAGCAACGCAACGTGCTCGGCAATGTGGGCAATCAACACTGGTTGCAACGCTTTCGCTCCGGGGTTACCTGCCAAAGACGGATCTTGCATAAATTGCATATGAACTGCGATATGTGCATCGTGATCCTGTTCTGGGAACGCTCGGATTGGCTTGCCGTATAGCACCGACATGTTCTCATCGATTGGGTCGAGCCTCGGAGCCTCTTCTGGTTTCTTCAGAATCTGGTCAATGTTCGGGATTCGGATCGCCTCATACATCCGCTTATAGGCTTCGTACATATCGTGAAGCTGTGGAGCGGCTTGTGCCATTTGAAGAATGGCTTGAGCTTGGGCGATGCGTTGAGCACTGCTAAATATGTTCGGATCACTGACCGGAATCACATCGATGCGGTCATTGAAGTCTGCTGCAAAGATTATTTCGCTCTGACCAGAAACAGCAAATTCAAACTGCTCTGGCAAATAAAGCGAGTTGAGCTTCGCCAACATCTTAAACTCTTGACCCTGCGAATAGTGCAACCGCTTATGAATCGCTGAGAATGACTTCGATCCTTGCTCGATCAAGGCAACGGTCGATCCAACTGGTGCATTCGGGTTTACGTCCCCAACTTGTAGGTCTGCTGTACTTGCGAACCTTCGACCAGCGTCAACGATAAAGCCAAGTAGCTGGAACAAGGTGCTCGACGGCTCTTTGAACGGCAACGGCATGATTGCCTTGTTTACGTCGTCAACGGTGGAGTCTAAATCTATGAATTCGCCGGGGTTAACATCAATCTCACCACCGCTCACCCGACCCTTGAGCTTGAAACCGCCTTGCATGTTGGCAAAAGCAGCTGAATCGAGAAGTGCTCGCAACGCTCCAGTGGCAGCTTTTCCAAGTCCACCGATGATGTGATACAAGCCAAATCCGTAGAATCCAACTCCCGGCAAGAACTTATAGCTCACAAACCAATCTCTACGCTTCTTGCTCTCATCGCCTTCGTACCAGTTGCGTCGAACTGAAACGATTTTCTGTGAATCGTAATCAATCGTTACCACATAAGGGAACGCCACCATATTAGTATTGGTGTCGTTTTCATCTTCTTTGGATATCCCGTCGATGCCATCAAAAGTATCGTAAACGTGCATCTCCAAAAGGTTCATGACCTCGTCTTGCTGGTCATCAGCGTATGGATTTACGCCCTCGATGTCATCGGTCGTGCTACCAGATGGGTCAATCCCGTCACCAGAATACTCAACTGGCAAGTACCAGCCAGCCTGAACGTACTTATTAAAGTCGTTACGAGGAAGCCTGATCAGCTGGGTATATCTTGGCGATGTGTAAAGGTCTTTGCTTTCCGGAGCGACAACAAAGTCTTCAGCGTTCACGAACTGTGAGCACTGGCGATTGAGGGTCGCATCCCACCAAACCTTTTTAAATGTCTGACCAACAAGTGGCAATTGAAACAGCATTTGATCCAAATCAGGGAAATACTCTGGCATTTCCTCGGTGATCTGGTAATTCATGAATTCTCGAACTCGACGAGCCTGTTCTTCGGTCTCTTCGTCAGGATTACCAACAATAACCGTCTTTACTGGTCCGCCGGATGGGTAAAGCTCGGCAATGGCTCGAGCATTGAACTGGGTTGCAGCTTCAGCGATCAGCGGATGAACGACTGTGCTCAATCCTCGGCTGGCTCGCTCTTCTTCGGATTCCATCAATCCACCGTCAGGGTCAAGCGTCTTTAGTCCTTCTTTATAACGCATCTCCCATTCAGCTCGGGCTGATTTATCGGACTCGAAATAATGAATAAGGTCTGAAGCCTTTCGACCCAGCGTCCTCTCATCAATAACCTCTGCCAAGTTCGCATCGAACTCGACCTCTGGCTCCATATCGATTGCGTCTAGCTCTGGGTCTCCGATCAGGACTTCATCCTCACCGAACATCTCGACCTGTAAATTATCCGAGGGAGATCCCTCGGCAAAAGGAATCACATTATCTTCTAGCGGTTCAGCCATACATTGTTACCCTCTGTTTAGGTAGTTCATCGTCTTCGTCATAATCTTGAGAGTGCGTAACGAACCATCCTTTGCGTAATCTCAGCCAAGCCTGTGTACAGGTGTCAACTATATCGTCATTTTCTGTAGCTGGAAAGGCTGAACAAATATCAATCAGGTTTTTTGCCCACATTTTATCTGCTGGGTAATAAATCCTGCCGTCTTCGAGCAATGCAGAACTGGCATGTGCTCGTGCTTCTTTATCGCGGTCTGGCATGTATTCAATCACAGGCACTCCGGCAACCCTCAAGTCTTGGATCAGACTTTGGCCCGAAGCCTTCTTTTCAATAAGCACCGCGTCAGGTTCGTAGTCATTATAAGCGTCTTGTGCGATTCTTCTCAACTCCGGATATGTAACTCGGTCATACCACATATCTAAAACGATAGCATTCATCTGACCTCGGCTCCGGAACACGCCCCAAGTGGTTCTGGCGGAATACGAAGTTTTCTCTTTGGTGCTGAAAGCCGTATCCCAAGATTGGATAACGTACTCAATGTCTGGCAAATCTGGCTTCTCCCAAGGAACCCACCACTCCGCCTTCAAGATTCCACCGCCCTTTGGCATTGGTCTTT